TATAAAAATAATAAAACAGTATAAAAAAAAGGCCCCGAGTTTCCCCGGGGCCCTTCTGGCGCACTCTGTAATTTGTTTACTTGCTTAAGTGCTGTATTTCATCAACCGCATACTCTTTCAAGCTGATTTTCTCTTCTTCAGTCAGTTCTTTCCATTCTTGTCGGAAATCACCATCTTTTTCGAGCATCTTCTTTAGGTAGATGACTGGGTTGTTCACATTATCTTTCATGATTTAACCTCTTCTAGTTAGTTATTTATCTTTCTTCTGCAAAGTAGGGGTTTGTTCAACTGCAATGTCAGCCACTTTAGCACAATGCATTAAGTATTCCCTTACGACTGCCTTTGCTGACTCATCATCAACAGTTTCAAAGTATGATTTTTTAGCATGAGATTCGATGAGAGCAATTAGATATTTCATCGCTGTCTTCCAGTCTATGCTTAAATCAACTGTGGATACTTCTTCCATGATTTAACCTCATTTAGTTATGAGGGGGGTTTTTTACGCCCCCCTCGGTTAGTTAGTGCGTTATCTGTTCTAGGTATGAATCATCCCAGTAATCAAGGACAAATGGTTCAGCGTTAAATACGATTTTCCATCCTTCGAGTTTATATCCAAATGCCTTTTCAAGCGTTTGAGTTATGGCTCGTTTCATATGTTCCCATCTTTCTTTGTCATTGATAGACTCGCCTTTAAAAGCGCCGTTGTTAGGGTTGATTGTAATCGTCTTAAGAGTGCTGTGAAAAGCACCAATAAGATGTTCATGATTTAACCCTTTGAAAATTAAGTAATCAACAAGATTTAACGGTAATACAGAGTATTGACCGAAAAAGTTCATTGTTCTCAATTTTATAGGTTTCATCTTCTGACCTCTTTAGGTTATGAGGGGGCAGTTTTACCCACCCCCTCGGTTAGTTAATCGCTCATATACTGCTTATACACAGCCTTTGCAAATGCATCCAATGTATCATCATCCATGTTACACATGTATGAAACTGGATTATCTTGGAACTTCAACCACTTCTCCTTTGAATAGCCATTGAAAATATAATAGCCGTCGTCGTCTTTCGTGTTGTGGTTTGGGAAACGATTTATAAAGAACTTCTCCATGAAATCGTTATAATCCCAGTTTATCCAAGCACTGCGTAAGCCCTTTAACATACTTGCCTTTATGGTAGTAGTTAATGAACTCATGATTTAACCTCATTAGGTTGTGAAGGGGCGGATTACTCCGCCCCCTCGGTTATTAGTTAGTGTGAACTGCTGACTTTTACTCGGAAACGTTTCTTAAAGTTTCCGCTCTCGGTCATTTGGTTCATTTCAACGGGGAATATCTCTACTAAATGCCCGTTCTTTCTTAACTTAAGATAAGTAGAACTCGGATTTAACTTAATCCCGAACAACTTTCTTATCTTTTGGTAGGTTAGATGACGTTTGCTCATCTTTTAACCTCTCGGGTTGTGAGGGGGGTTCTCACGCCCCCCTCGGTTAGTTACGCAATGCCACAAGCCTCTCTGAATTTTACAGGGTCAAAGCGAGAGTTATCTCGTTTTAAGTACCTGCAGAAGTCATTAACAAGGCTGTTAAACTCCTCATCATTTGGAAAGAACTTTTCTCTCCATTCCGAGAGGAGTCTGGCTTGTACTATGTAGTGTTTACGACTCATCATGAGACATCCTTCTTTCGATGTGTTCCTGTAATTGATTAAGAACTTTCTCACGATTCCCCTTAAAGCCGAACTCATCCTTTATAATGGCATAAGCAGAGCGACCACGTCGCTTCATGCCTACCATTTCCAGTTTGAGCGCACCCTTTAAAGATAACAGACGAAACATGTTTATTTTGTCTGGAGTGTCTGCAACTATTAGGTTGGACATATGTCCCCCTATTGTTTGAGGTTATTATTATCCGTCGTCGTCTGTCGGGAATGCCCTCGTCCGTCTTGGGTCGGCGCACCGCCCTAACGCCCGTAATAGCGCATTATGCGAGAGTTCACCTAATCATGAGGTCATTTTCGGACGCTGTCCCTCGGGACGCCCTCACCGTCAGCCCTGACTGCTACGTCAGGAGGTCGGGTCGATTTGTCAAAAAACTGCGATATGCATCGCATACGAATGAACCAGAGAAAAGTTCCGCACCGTCGAGAAATAATAGAATTAGAGCGCAATTGAAACAGTATTTGAGGACTGTTCAATTGCTCAACCGCTCAATCTGCGCCAACTGGAAACCACTTTTTCAACGTGTAAATCTCAACCTGAATCGGCTATAGGGGGAGGTACCAGATAAATAAAAGAGACGCACCCATAATTATATATTATTTTCAATTTTTTCAGGATTTGCTTCTTTTTTTTATCGCGGGTAATATATTATACTATAGTAATATAGTAGTATAGTAGTAATATAGTATAGTATGTGGAATAGTAATATAGTAGTAATATATTAATATAGTACTATAATAGTAATATAGTAATACTATAGTAATAGATAGTAATTATTATATTATCGCCCTTTCGGGCGGTTGAATTTATTATAGTATAGTTTATTTGTCAAGTAAAATATAATTTATTTTTAATAATAGGGATTGAATCGTATTATACTTTTATATTAATTTAGGGGTATGGATTACTATTTAGATGATATAGGGTTCACACTTGGAGACCAGATTGAGTTATTAAAGGTTTTAGCTGAGAAGTTCAGAGATACCGGCGATTTTGTATTCATATCCGAGATATTGATGTTAGTTGATGATATTGAGTCCCCGGATTTATTAACTTATCTTGATTTTCTACCTATAGGCGGAGTGGCCTAATTTGTATACAAAGACGATAAAGGATACAGAGCACCGGATATACAATAATATTGACGAATTCAAGGAGCATGAGGGTGCTGGCAGTGTTTGTTCAGATTGGCGGAGTGCTAAAGAGGGGGATTGGGCTTTAACAGATGATGGACAGGTATTAGGTATTTTAAAGCGGGCGGTAATAAAGAGTACTCAATACAATAAAAAGACGCCATATGTGCGGACTTTACTTGGAACATACTATGTTACCAAGGATTACAAGTTAGAAGGTGGCCCGCCGAAGAACATTTACACATTTGGAGGTGGGAGGGGTAACAAGCAGTATCTTACTCACCGTGAACGCATGTTCGCAAAGCTTGTTGCCAGCGGCATGGAACCGCCGCAGGCATACATGCGCGCGTTTCCCACGAACTCCAAGGATTACGCTATAAAGCGTTCAAAGCTATTTTTAAGACAAAAGAGGATAAGAACATTGATAAACAAAGAGATTGAGTTACTTCTGGATGATATTGGCATTACCAAGGTATATTTACTGGAAGCGGCGAAGACAATCGTTGATAAGACCGGTTCTCGCGATTCTGACAAGCTTCGTGCTATTGAGACATTGATGAAGATAGCCGGTTTATTATCAACCGAGAAGAAAACGGATACAATTGCCATGTTTCAGGAATTCACCGGTTTTTCGAAAGAACAGCTGAAGGGTTTAGAAACGGGTATGATAGAAGCGCCTAAAGATGGTAATAGCAAAAGTTAATAACTACTGGGAATATCCTTGTTCGTATTACTGGGGTGGGTGTTTATATACCATTAAAATCAAAACACTCCTGCCGAATTAGTTCAAGGGTTTTAAGACTTGTCCATGAGGGGCTATAAACGCAAACGTAAAGGAAAATAAAAAAATGATAGGATTACGTAAGTTTAACAAGGCTGTAAACATAGCAACCACCGTTTTAGTGGGCAGGGATACCGCCCGGGACTTAAAACGGTCTACCAATAAATTACTGGGCATTAAACGCCGTGGAAAAGGCAGACTTAGAAAATCATAGCTTATGCCTTCAAACATTAAACCTAGAATACCATTCCGCGGATATCCAGACCCAAGTACACGGTTTTCCGTTGGTGCCATCGAGCAACGTCCCAAAGATACCAACGCTACAAATCTCGCGAAGGGCTTATATGGATTAATGGGTTTGAAACTTGCCCCGGGAAACCGCCTATCTGCGTTTGAACGGGGCAGGTTTAACTTACCGATTGGTGAATATGGTATACATGGCAAATATGAGAACCTTGGCCGCCCGACTGATTATTGGAATCTTGGTGTTAGTATCCCTTTTGACAGTAGTGGGATAGTGGAGAACGCACATTCAGCTATTGACAGGCTGATATCATACGCTTCAATTAGCAATCTATCAAAGAATGCCAAATAGTAAGGCGAAAGATAGGAAAAGGTTAAAAAGACGACTTGCCGAAGAAAATAAAAAAAGAAAAAGAGAAGCTTATAAAGCCCGAAAAAGAGCTAGAGAGCTTCAATATAATACCAGCTCCTGAAGAAATGGCGAGGCGGGATGATATCCTAGCCAAGTCATACAAAGATTTAGTTTTCTTTGGCCGAGCTTTCCTGCCTCGCGATTTTTTACTTAAATCATCTACTCCCGATTGTCATTACATAGTATCCAAAAAGCTCATATCTACAAGACCCGGACAGCGTATGTGCATCATCCTCCCCCGTGGTTTTGGGAAATCAATACTCTCCAAAGCTGCTATTCTGCATAAATTATGTTTTTCTCCCGATGACAGCCAGAATTTCATAGCGTGGGTATCAGAAGAACAGGGACAGGCTATCGACCACCTGAAGTACCTGCGCAGTCATTTTGAGGATAATAAAATGATAAAGTACTATTTTGGTAATATGGATGGCGGCAGCTTCGGAAAGCGTTGGACGGAGAAGGATTTAGTAACACCCAAGGGTGACCGGGTAATTGCCAAAGGTACCAGCCAGAGACTTCGAGGAAGGGCCGAGGTAGATGTGCGTTATACCGGTATCATCCTTGATGACTTTGAATCTGAATTAAACACTAAAACCCCTGAACGCCGCCGGGAAATCAAAAAGTGGGTGGTTTCTACAATATATCCCGCCCTTGAGGAAACTCCGGGCAATGAAGGCTGGATATGGTTAGCCGGTACTATTGTCCATTATGACAGTTTTCTACAGATGACTTATGATGGGTATAAGAAAGCCATGGAAAATAAGCGTTCATATCCTTGGGACGTTATATTCCACAGGGCTATAGAAGAGGGCAAGTCCGTTTGGCCCGAGCAGTTTTCACTTAAAAAGCTTAAAAACAAGAAACGGGAGTTTATTGAAGCTGGTTTAGTGAATAAGTTTGCTCAGGAGTATATGAATGACGCTCGGGATATAACTAACGCTGCTTTTAAGATTGACCGTATTCAGCATTACAATGGAGAGCGTAAGCTAATGAACGGTTTTAATTACATTGTAGATAATGAAACTATAACCCCCATTAATATTTACATTGGTGTTGACTTGGCAGCCACAGCTACAGCTACATCTGATTATCAGGTTATAATGGTTATGGGTATAGATTCAAGCAGTAACCGTTATGTGCTGGAATATTTCAGGGAACGCATACCGACATTCGATGTTCCTCAGAAAATAGTGGATATCGCCAAGAAGTATGCCCCTGTAAGGCGCGTAACCATAGAAACAGTTGCGGCACAGGAGATGGTCAGGGATATGGTTACCCGCATGTCTGCCAATGAAAAGAGATTAACCCCCGGATTATTTAAAGGTGTCAAGCCGCCGGCTAGGATAAAGAAGGAAGATAGGCTTGAAACAACACTAGGGCCGATAGTAAACAGTAAGAAGCTTTACATAAAAAGAGAAATGACTGAATTAGTGGATGAATTCTTTGAACACCCCAAGCCTCGTAACGATGACCTCATGGATGCTCTTTATTATGCTGACTATTTTGCCAGAGCCCCGAAGTCAACCAAAATGTCAACCGATGACTTTAAAAGTAATAAAAGAAAGACAAAGAAAAGTACCGATAAAAAACTATACAACTGGTTAACCGGAGCCCGTTATTAAAATAATTTAAAAAAGACTTGCATCTATATAATATTATGTGGTAATATTATTTGATGTAGTTTAACTACAATTCCTCGCTTTTGACAAATGTACAATAATACAATCTAATGCCAAACCTGCCTAATTTCCGTAGACAGGCTATGGGTGATGTGGTGCCAGCCATGTTAGAGCCCGGCGAATTCGTAATAAATAGAAAGGCAGTCAATGCCCTTGGTGTTGATAACCTCGAAGTATTAAATGCTGCTGGCGGAGCTCACAATGCCATTGATGAGCTGATTGCCTCCGCTACAGTAGCCAACTCTTTACAAAACGCTAAACCCCCGCATTTTCAGGAGGGTGGAGAAGTGCCATCAAGCTGGGGACAACGTTTTGTAGAAAGGTTTCCCTCAAGACATAAAGACCCGGAACGGGCAGTCGGACAGGAAAGAGGACTATCTAATGTAATTGACGCACTTTCTATGCTTGTTCCCGGCATAGACCCCGCTGCTCTTATTTCTGGTTCCCGCGAAATTTCCAAGTTGA